GGCTTGCGTTCTACCTGTAATACAGGTACAATCAGGGCATGGACATCACACAGGTTCAGACCTTTCTTAGATATATCGCCGAACTGCCAGAGGTGCAGTTCATCGCCGCTTCGATTTTGGTCAACACTTCTCTCGCCGTGGCCGCGAGTATCCGCAACGACGACTTCTACCTTCCAGCGCTTGCCAACTTCTTGTGGCGTCATCTGCTGCCCTATGTCGTTGCCTATGTCAGCATTCGCATCGCTGCGGATGAGCTCGGCCTACAGGCTGTGGCCACTGCGACATGGTTCATCATAGAAGCATCGCTGATTGGTCGCATCGTCGCCAGCTTGCACGAACTGGGCATACCGCTGCCGGAGAACCTAGCCAAGCTCCTGCGCAAGGACCACTGAATGCGCATGGACGCATTCTCTGCGCTGTTTGCTGTCTCTGCTGTGTTGCTGGCCGCAGTGACGGCTAAGCAGGCCGCGGAGATTCGCGCGCTGCGCAACGAGATCGAGCAGCTTAAGCGCGAACTGCATCGTCACCAGCGCGCGTTTGAGCTGTTGGAAGAAGCGATGGAGTCGTTCAAATCATGTCGCTGACGTGGACGAATGAGCGCGTTAGGTTGCGTGACCTGAAGCCGTGGGAGCATAACCCGCGGCAGATGACCAAGCGCGCTGCGCAACGGCTACTCGATTCGTGGCGCGAGTACGGCCAGGTGCAGATGATTGTTGTTGGGCCGGATAACGAGGTTTACGATGGTCACCAGCGCTTGAGCGCGCTCAAAGCCGTTTACGGCGATAACTACGAAGTGGAAGTAAGGCGCGCATCGCGCGCGCTGACTGAAGAGGAGCGCCAACGGCTCGTCATCTTGCTTCACGCTGGCGCGACTGGGTCATGGGACTGGGACGAGCTTGCAGGGTGGGATGCTCAGCAGCTTATTGAGTGGGGATTGGACAGGGATACGCTGGCACAATGGCGTCTTGATACTGCTGGTCTGTGGTCGTTGTTAGGCAGCGAGAAAGCGTCGCATCCTCATCCAGAATACGGCGTACCTGATACTGAATCAAGTGATTTGATCTATCGAACGATCAAGGTTCACTTTGAGACAGAGGAAGCGGTTCAGGAATTCGCTAAACTAATCGGCCAAAAGATCACAGAGCGAACAAAGTTTATTTGGTTTCCTTACCGCGAGGAACAACCAGCGTTGTCCTGCGAAGTTGACGATGAATCCTAAATATCCTGTCTATATCGTATCAAAGGGAAGATGGGAATCTAGGTTAACAGCCAAAGCGCTGATAAAGCGCAATATCCCCTTCCACATTGTCATCGAGCCTCAGGAATATGAGCAGTACGCTGCGGTAATTCCCAAGGAGAACATTCTCGTTCTCCCTTTCTCGAATCTGGGACAGGGTTCTATTCCAGCCCGTAACTGGATTTGGGAATACGCTATATCCACTGGTGCAAAACGCCATTGGATTCTCGACGATAACATTCGCACCTTTTACGTATTCCATCGAAACCGCTTTTACGAAACCAAGGATGGTGTAACCCTGCGAGCTATCGAGGAATGGGTTGATGCGCATGAGAATGTTGTGATTGCTGGTCCGCAGTACAAAATGTTTGTTCCTCGAACCCAACGTAGACACCCGATTACACTAAACACTCGCGTTTACTCGTGTATCTTGATAGACAATAGTATTCCTTACCGGTGGCGAGGTCGATATAACGAGGATACCGATCTATGTCTCCGCGTCTTAAAGGATGGATACTGTACAGCGTTATTTAATATCTTTCCGGCCGCTAAGATGGCAACGATGCACATGCGTGGCGGCAATACCGATGAGCTGTATAAGGGCGATGGTCGTCTTCTAATGGCATTGTCCCTTATGAAACAGCATCCTGATGTCGTAGATGTGACCTGGAAATGGGGGCGATACCAGCATAAGGTGGATTACTCGCGCTTCACTGGGAACAAGCCTATTCTTAAGTCGGAGATAAACGCACCTCGGATTAAGCTGTATCACGAAGACGGATCATGCGAGGTGATCTGCGCTAAGTGGCGCTGTAATACAGCTTACGATCAATATGGAACAAGAGAAACCGCTGAGAAAGATTGGTAGGCCCTTTACGAAGGGTGATCCGCGAATCAATCGTAAGGGCCGTCCGCGCAGTTTTGACCAACTTCGCAAACTCGCCCTTTCAATTCTCGGCGAGCCAGCAAAGGGCGCGGACGGGCAATCCATTGTCATTGACGGGCATGTCGCCACGAACGTCGAACTCATTCTCCGCTCTGCGATGAAACATCCGCATTTCGCGCGCTGGCTAATTGAGGTTGCATTCGGCAGGCCGCCAGAGCGAATCGAGATTACAGGGCGCGAAGGTGCGCCACTCAAGGTACAGGCATATGACTACTACGCTGCCGCTGCCAAGATTACGGCCGGATCAGAGTCGAATCGTAATGAATCCAGCGAGCACTAAGCTGATATGCACGGGCCGTCGCTGGGGCAAGACGACCATGTGTGGTTCGCTTGCACTTGCATGTGCCAACGAAGGTGCGTCAGTTGCATGGGTTGCCCCCACGTATCGCAACTCTCGCCCGCTTTGGCGGCTTGCTGAACGCATGACATCGCCGGTAGCAAATTCACTTATCATTCGACGTGCTGAGCGAATCATTGAGTTTCCGTCCGGTGGTTCGCTCAGTGTATATTCTGCCGACTCGCCAGATTCAATTCGCGGTGAAGCGTTTGACTTGGTCATCGTTGATGAAGCTGCACTGATGGACGAGCGCGTATGGTACGACGTGCTCATTCCGACGCTAGCCGATCGGCGAGGGCGTGCAATGCTCATCAGTACACCGCGCGGTCGTAACTGGTTTTGGCGTGAATACGAGCGATACCGACTGGAGAACGCAGCATGGCGCGCGCCCAGCACCGATAATCCTCTGCCGAGTATCCGCGAAGCTGCTGAGCGCGCGCGCCAACTCGTGAGCGAGCGCACCTACCGGCAAGAGTGGCTTGCTGAGTTTGTGGATGAAGCCGGGGGCGTGTTCCGCGGAGTGCGCAAGTGCGTTCGCGCCGTCGAGCCAAAAGGCCCGTTCGCGCTTGGCGTGGACATCGGGCGCGACGAGGATTACACCGCGGTCGCCGTGTTCGACATTGGCCAATCCGCCATCCTTCAGGTCGCGCGCTGGCGACATGAGGACTACACGCGCACCGTCCAGCGCGTAGCGCAGATTGCGCGCGAGTACCAGGCCGCAGAGGTCGTTGTGGAGCAGAACGCGGCAGGAGCGCCGGTCGTGGACTACCTGGCATCGCAGAACATCCCTGTTCTAGGTGCGACGACCACGGCCAGCACGAAGCGCGCGATCATCGAGCGGCTGGCTTGGGCGATTGAGCGCGGCGAGATTGCGTTGCCGGATGACGATTACGTCATCACAGAGCTGGAGCAGTTCTCGCAGCGGCGACGCAAGGATGGCACGTACGAGTACAGCGCTCCAGCAGGCATGCACGACGATTGCGTGATGGCCATTGCGTGGGTGTATTCGCGCGCCGCCGGCAGGCGCGGAGCGATTGCTGAAGCAATATGGTGACGATCAAGACGGCTTACGGGACGACGAAGGCAATTGACGCTGTGGGCTACGTGACTCGCCCACAGGCGCAGTCGCTACATGCCTACGTCATGCGCTGCATCACTTTGCGTGCGAATGCCGTTGCTTCGCTCTCTTTCATGCGCGGTGACGAAATAGCGACATTCCCTGCGCGCTTGTACTACTTGTGTGAGACGTCTCTGTGCGTCGCAGGCGCGTTCTGGATTGAACGCTCCAGTATGCGCGTGCTCAACCCAACCGCGATGCGCGTGGAAGGGGACGCAGTACGGGGCGTTACTGCGCACATATGGCAGAGTGGCCAGTTTACGCGCCGTTATCAGCCTGGTCAGGTGATCTACGCACACACCTGGTCTCCGATGAGCGACATCGGGCCAGGGCTCGCGCCGCTGAAGATTGCCGAGACCAGCGCAGCTACCGCGCTGGCAGCAGAGCAGTTCACGCGCGCCTTCTTCGAGCAGGGCGCGTTGCCGCCGTTGATCATCACGCCGGAAGAAGGCGCGCTGACTGACGCTGACGCCGAGGCCGTGCGCACGACGTGGCAGCGTCTCACGTCTGGCGTGCGCAATGCGTGGCGCGCGCTGGTGCTCAGGCGCAACATGCAAATCAAGGCGCTGGATATTCCAGCGCTTGACAAGCTCGCCATGTCGCAGGTTGACGACATGGCGTTAAGGCGAATCAGCGCTGCCTTTGGCGTGCCGGTCACGATGCTGACCGATGCCGCGAACTACGCCACCGCCGCTGAGCATCGTATCTCGTTCTGGCGCGACACCGTATTGCCTGACGCCGAGCTAATCGCAGATGCGCTGGGACTGACTATCAACTACGACGACATTGAAGCGCTGGCTGAAGACGTGGGCGCGCAGCGTAAGAGCGTGATTGACCTGTACCAGGCCGGCCTAGTGACGCGCGACGAAGCGCGCCAGATGCTTGGCTTTGAGGTAGAGCAGCCGGTTGACGTTGCGACGCAATCCGCGCTGCGCGAACTCGACCAGTGGAGACGCAAGAGCGAAGCGCGGAAGACGACGCTTGCGGACTTCTCCCCGCGCGATTTGCCCGACTCTTGGGTTCGCGCGATTAGGTCGCTTGCTGACCTTGGCTGCTCGCCATTTTCCTTCGCGCGCTTCGTCGAAGCGAAGGCACGCCGCGTCGAACCACCGCTCGACCGCGAACGCGATCAACTGGCTGCGCAGATGCTTCAGGTTCTTGAGGACTCAATCTCGCTTGATAACCTCAGCTACGACGAGCAAGACTTCGAGAAGAAAGCGCGTTCGTACGCTGAGTCTATGTTGCTCGCTGTCGCTACTGAGCAAGCCACTGCTGCAATGCTTTCGTCATCGTCCTTTGCCGACGTAGAACGCGCGTATGACTTTGCATCGCGCTGGGCGAAGGATTACAGCTACGAGCTTGTGCGTGGAATTAACGAGACCACCCGCAAGCAGCTTAGCGAGCTATTCACCCGCGCTCGCGCTGAAGGTTGGACGCGAAATATGCTCGTTGACCGAATCGCGCGCATGTTCGGTTCGCAACGCGCGGAGATGATCGCCACGACAGAGGTGACGCGCGCTTATGCGCAAGGCACTGACATCGCGCGGCAGATACTCGACGAAGCCGGCGTGTCGCTCGTTCACGTGTGGCGCACAGCTGCTGACGAGCGCGTGTGCCCGATCTGCGCTCCGCGCGATGGACGAGAGCAAGGCGATGGCTGGGATGACCTGCCGCCCGCACACGTCAGATGCCGATGCTGGACGACGCTGGAACAA